TAAGTTAAAAGATTTACTAAACGAAGCAGATTACAAGGTATATCATAAGTCATTTACTGATGCTGCTGAAGAAGCACGTGCATTTGCTGAAAAACGTGGATTCGAAATCGATGAAGATGATTGGCAATCTCAAATTGCAATGGGTGGTAAAAATGTTCGTTCAAGACCATCAGTAGGTAAAGACACACGTTTTACAGTAGGTCTACTCAAAGGTGGTAAACCTCAAAGAAAAGCACTTCAAATTCAAGTTTATGGTATGAAGAATGGGTATGAACTTAACGCATACATCAACTAAGGAGCATCAATGAGACTAAAAGAAGAAGACCCTTGTTGGGATGACTACGAGATGGTGGGGATGAAAAAGAAGAACGGTAAGGAAGTTCCTAATTGTGTTCCTAAATCTGAAGCGACTATGGATGAAAACTTTGCAGTTCAAATGATGGTGGCTAAAGCAATTGCTGACCAAAAGGTTAAGAACCCTGAAACTAAAAAAGATGTAAGGGTAACAACTGCATTGAAAGATAAAGAACATCCCGCTCACGGAAAAGCAAAGTCACTCGTTCAGAGATTGAAAGATAAGTTCTCAAAGAAAGAGTCGGTTGATGAATCAGTAAACGAAGCATATGTTGTTTTCTACGCTAAGAAAAAAGGTGATAAGCCATCACAAGCTGCATATAGAGATAAAGATATGGCAGTAAAGTTTGAAAAAGATTTGAAAAAAGATGGATACATCACAATGATGGTTAATAAAAAAATCAAAGGTGTTGATGAATCAGTAAACGAATCTACATCAAGAACTGCAATGGAAATTGGTGGTTTGACTGGTATGAACAAAGATGCTATCCAAAAGTTTGTTGATGATAATAAATTAGACATTGAAAAAGTATACCAATTCGTTAAGAAAGGTAAACTTGCTGATAGAATGAAGTTAGTATCTGCAATCGCAGGTAAACCTAACAACCCAATTCAAAAACAAATGGTTAAACAATTCGGTGAAAGTCTTATCAAAGAAGCAAAAGTAAAATTGGGCAAAGACTCAGTAAACTTCAAAGTGTTGGGTGACTCAAAAGGATTGACTCTAATCGCTGCAACTGGAAACGACTTAGATGGTCTTCAAGACGCAATTGAAAATGATGTTGATGTAAAAGAGGAATTGAGAAAGACACTTGAAAAGCAACTCAAAATTCCAGTCGAAGTGGATAGAGGATACGAAGGTGCTGGATTTAGATTTAACATTGACTTTTACTCATTGGCTAAAAAGGTAAAGTAAGATGAATCAAAAACAACTCAAAGAATTAATCAGAGAAGAATACCATAATGTAAAAGACTTTATGGAAGAAAAGTATGGTTTTACTCCTGAGTTGGGTAAGGTTATCAACAACCCTTATGTATCTGCATTTAAGGCAGAAGATTACTTGGAAGAGACTACTGATGAAGCACTTTCGGATTATGAAAAGAAGGGTGCTAAATACGATAAAATCTACAAGGGATACAAATACAAGAAAAAATCAAAAAAGACTGAGGGTGATGAATCCGATTCTGATATGGCAGTAGACCAATTAGAAACCTCAATCAAAAGAGCACAAGAACTAATTGCTAAACTTCGTGGTAAGGGTGATTTAGAACCTTGGGTTCAGTCTTTGATTACAAAAGCAGAAGATTACATTTCAACAGTATCGGATTATGGTGAGGTTGATGAGTATGATGTAGAGAACGAACAAGACATCAAAGAGTTTGTTCAGTTTATGAGAGAATACACACCATCACTTAATGAAGCAGAATACCAAGGTAGAAAAGTAGAACTTGGTAAAATTATGCAAGGTGATGTTAAGAAGTTCAAAGTATATGTAAACAACGACAAAGGTAATGTTGTAAAGGTAAACTTTGGACAAAAAGGTATGACCATCAAAAAAGATAATCCTGAAGCACGCAAATCGTTCAGAGCAAGAATGAATTGTGATTCCCCAGGTCCAAGATGGAAAGCAAGATATTGGTCTTGTAGAAAGTGGTAAACACTATTTATACTAAAACAAAGTTATGTTTGCAGTTCATGCATATAAATCTTACGAGAGTGAGATTAACCCTCTTATATTGATGACTCAATTTCTGAGTGTATTAACATTCAAGAAAAATAATCCATCAATTCCATTCAAACTCTATGTAGATACACCAACTCTTCAAATTATGAATGAGTTCGAATTATCATTGATTTACGATGAAATAAATGTTAGTGTATTAGATAGATATCCTTCTGATAGTATCTCAGAAAGGTTTTGGGCATCTCCAAAACTTTGGGTAATGAAACATATCAACGAACCATTTGTTATGATGGATACTGATTTAATATGGCATGACAAGGTAGAAGATTACTTGGAATATGATTTAACGTATCTACATCTTGAACCTTCGGCTAGTTACCCATATCCACATAAGTTATCAAAACCAAATGGATTCAAATGGGAATGGGATTTGATAGAAGCATTTGGTCAGTCACTTCCTATGAATTGTGCTTTATGTGTTTGGAATAATATAGACCTTAAAAAGGAATATGTTTATACCTATTTTGATTTCGTAATCAATAACCCAGCGATGATGAATATAACTGATGAGGATTTTTGGTTTATTCACAAACACGGAATACAGATGACCTCTGAACAATGGTTGTTGGGAGCTTATGCTTATTATTGGAACAAATATGTGAGTGAGATAAAAACTCACTCGTTGGTAAATATGTTAGCATTTCCAGATTGGGTAAGACCATATAATCCAAACGAGAAATGGGATAATGCTTTGAAGAGTATGGGAGACCACGTTTTTCATTTATGGGGAGCAAAAGCATATTACGATGAGGGTGATTATGAAAAGCACATAAAGGTAGTTAATGAACTATATGATGCTGCTCAAAATTTAGTTGGAACTGAATCTCGTAAATGGGGTATATTTCAGAGTATAACCAACAAACTACCACCATTGTAATTAATTAGTTTAATTCCCATATTTATATTATACAATAAGTTTAACAAAAGAGAAAAATTATGACAAAACTTAAATCACTAATCAAGAGAGCTTGGAATTGGCTTCTTGGTAAAACTACTGTCGATGAAAAAGTCGTAGAAGTAGTAAGGGAAGCTAAAGAAAGATTAGCTGAAGTTAAAGAAGAATTTGCAGAAGCAAAAGAAGCTGTTAAAGAAGCTGTAGAACAAGCTAAAGATGTAGTTGAAGCTGCTAAAGGTGGTATTATCATTGAAGGTAAGGCTACTAAGGGTAAAATCCGTGGTTTCAAAAAAGATGAGCTAATCGACCATGCTAAAGCAAACTTTAATGTTGTTTTAGATTCAAGTCTTACAAAGACAAATGTTGTGAACAAAGTTTACGAACTTCACAATGGTAAACCTGCTCCTAAAAAAGGAACTTCAGCGGGTAATGGTAAATCTACTTCTGGTAAAAAGTCATCAGGCAGAGCCAAGAAGTAAATGAAAAGGCTCAACCCTACATACTTAATCATCGCTTGTCTTGCTTGTGTATTAATCTATCAACAATTGTTTTTAGGTAATCGATACAAGAAAGAGTACGAACGTATGTTAAAGGAAAAGGAAGAGTCCTATCTATCTGAGATTAATAAGTTGGAGAGTGAGACTGATTCACTACTCCAACTTAATCTTTCGTTAAACAATCAAATTGCTGAAATCGATTTCAAGATAGATTCGACTCAAGCAAGATTAACTAATTTGAGAAATCAATATGAAGACCAAGCTGATAAGTTTAGTGATATGTCTCACGATGAGCTTATCACTGCATTCGCAGACGCTTTCAAGTGATAGTCTGATTTGTGTTCCAAGAATTGCAGTGGAAAATGCTTTGAATCTAAAATCAAAGTATGACCTCACTATTATGGAATTACAAACTATACAAGAGTTGGTCGAATTCCAAAGCGAAAAGTTAGACTTACAATCTGAACAACTATCTAACTACTCAGTTGCGTTACAAAACAAAGATAACATTATAGTAGAAAAGGACAACATTATTGCATTACGAGATGAACAAATCAAATCTCTAAAACGAGAACGTAAGGCAAAATTTTGGAATGGTATTTTATTTGGTGGTGCCGGTGGTGCTACTTTAATCGCAGTGTTGTTCGTACTATAATATGGCAAAGGATATAAAAACATTAATTAGGGAAGAGTGGGTCAAATGTGCTAAAGACCCCGTATACTTTTTTAAGAAGTATTGTTATATCCAACACCCACACCGAGGTAAGATTCTATTCAACCTCTATCCATTCCAAGAAGACTTGATGCAGAATGTAAACGATAATCGTTTTAATGTAATTCTAAAATCAAGACAGTTAGGTATCTCAACTCTATCAGCAGGGTATTCACTTTGGTTGATGTTGTTCCACGAAGATAAGAACATTCTTGTAATCGCAACTAAACAAGAGGTTGCAAAGAACCTTGTAACAAAGGTTCGTTTTATGCACGATAATTTACCATCGTGGTTAAAAGGTCAAACTGAGGAAGACAACAAACTATCTCTACGATTAAAGAATGGTTCACAAATCAAAGCAACTTCAGCAGCAGGTGACGCGGGTCGTTCTGAAGCATTGTCGATGTTGATTATTGATGAGGCTGCCTTCATTAACAACGTAGAAGAGATTTGGACTTCGGCACAATCTACACTTTCTACTGGTGGGGGTGCAATCGTATTATCTACTCCAAATGGTGTTGGTAATTGGTTTCACAAGATTTGGCAACAAGGTCAGCAAGGTGACCAATGGTATCCAACTGAACTCCATTGGACAGTCCATCCTGAGAGAGACCAAAAGTGGAGAGATGAACAAAGTAAATTATTAGGTGAAAAGGGTGCCGCTCAAGAGTGTGATTGTGATTTTATTTCATCTGGTCATACGGTAGTTGAGGGTGCTACATTACAATGGTATGAGGAAACATATGTCAAAGACCCGTTGGAAAAACGAGGTTTCGATGGTAACTACTGGTTATGGGATTATCCAAATTATTCT